ACAATACTATCCTTACTTCTAAGAGGGTCAATTAGTAATCCGATACCAGAACCTTCTTTAGATGCAGAAGCTATCTTAGTAAGCGTATTTTCTATTCCGTCAAATGAATCATCTTCTAAGTGTGTAAGATTACAACTAATCATACCATTTCTTTCTGGTACTCCAGCATTTGTATATGTCGGTGTTGCAAAATTTCCTTTTTTAGTAGTAATTTCATTCATTAATTCTTCATAATCTTCTTCATTATCGTCATGTAAATAACCAGCAACACGTTTATACATACAAGATGGTAATTCAGTTGGAGATTTCTTTTCATCTTTCAATGAATATTTTGAAAGGAAAGTTGTTGCGGCAAAGAAATCGTAAGTTAAATCAACTGGTTGTAATTCTTTACTAATTAATTTAGATTGTCTAGACAATAAAATTCGACCACCCAATAAAGAGTAGTCAGAATGTAATATTATTTTATCAGCAGCTTTAAACGCTATAATTTCATCAATTTCGGTTGTTGTAATATTATCATTTACCAAAGGTATTACCTCTTGGAATAAAATATCGGAATCAACCTTTAACCCTTTGGCTTGTGTTTTGATTCTGGTTAGTATTTTATTTGGTGTAAACGCTTGTGATGTTTTGTCTCTTTTTATTATTCTCATATTGTTTTTATTTTAAAATTCTTCATTAAACATTCCTTCTATTGTTGTTGGTATCTCAACTCTAGTATATTCACCTTCTCTTTTTTCAAAGAAGTTATTTTTAGATGATAACCCGATTCTAGACATGTATTCTAATGGGTTTCTAGTATTAAATTCGGTTTTACAACCAAAATCATTTAAAACAATATCGGTAACATACTGTACGTATTTAATCATATCTTGTTTTGTAAGACCTTGTAATCCTTCTGGCATACTTTCTTCTACGAATACTTTTTCAGCTTCATAACAACTAATAATAATGTTTCTAAGTTCATCTTTTGATAACTTGTATTCATCCTTTAAGTAGTTTTTATATAAATTCAAAGCAAATTCATAATGGAAAGTTTCATCACGTAAAATCAATTCATTCATTGCACCTAACCCTGGCATTTTGTTACGGCTTCTATACCAGAATACACCAGAAAAAACACTAGCAAAAGATATACCTTCAACACAAGCAAAAGCAACAAGTCTATGACCAAATGATGGGTGGTTAATCCAATTTTCAGCCCATTCTGCTTTTTTAGCAACTGCTGGGTTTGTTTCCATTGAATTAAATAACGCATCTCTCTCCGCTAAATTTTTAATATAAGTTTCAATTAATAAAGAATAACCATTTGCGTGAACTTGTTCTATAAATGTTTGGTGACCATAGAAGTATTGTGCTTCTAAGATTTCAACTTCATTTAAGAAATTAGTAGCTAAATTATCAATTACTAAACCATCTGAAATTGCGAAAAATGCTAATATATTTTTTAAATACACTTTTTCTTCTTCTTTCAACTCATCAAATCTATCTTTTGATAAATCTGGTTCTTCAGCCACCCATGTTTGTGCTTCAGCTTTTTTGTACATCGACCACAAATCATTGTGGATGATTGGGAAAATAGAATACCTTTTTTTTAATGTCTTGTCTTTTAAATACATTTTTTTTGTTTTTTTTTAATTATTATTCTTCTATTTTTGGAACTGACAAGGCATTTAATACAGCATTTCTTTGTTTAGCCGCCTCTAACACAGAATTAACTCTTTGTTGTTCATTAACACCTTTAGATTGTTTATGTTCGCTATGTGTTCTTGCACCAGTACTCTGTCCCATATCAATTTGAATTGATGCATTATCAAATTTTATATCTTCGAAAATAAGTCCAGACTTACCAAAACGAGATTTAAGAATTGCCATTGTTGCTGTTCCAGCTTCTTTTTGGTCAAGTGTTTTTGCTATTGATACAACGAAGTGCGCAATTTGTGCTTTCTTGATAGAACCACCCATTTGGTCGGCCTCTACAACATCAGCTTTAATCGAACTTCTATTACCTTGAATCGCTGTCCAACCAGCTAAATCTAACTCTGATAACATTGTTTCAAATTGTCGCATAACACTACCTTCACCTATATTAACATCATCAAACTTTTTTGATGGTTCAACACAATCAATATAATCTAAAATTAAAATATCTGGTCTCCATCCTTGTGCAATTAACTTTCTAATATATTGTCTAATAACTGGAATAGTTGTACCATCACTCGAAAACTTTTTAAGTTTTAATTGACCTTTACCTTTTATCATTTCATTTGACATATTAATAAGTTCGTCTTTATGTAACGATAAACTATTCAAATCATAACCAGACCAACATGATAAATGTTTTCTTTGTATTACTTTTGGGTTATCTTCAAAAAATATTTGTAAAACTTTATAACCGTCAAGCATAGCAGTATTGGCTATCTTTGTCATCATTGTAGTATTATGTGTAACAATAAAATCATCGGTAACAAATAAATGTTCATCATTATCAACCATTATACACGTAGCTTCTTCATCATGTGAATATTCTATTGATTTTATAAATTTATTGTTATTATATTTAACTCTATTAATTACTCTATCATTTTTTCTACTTAATTTGAATGGAATTATATTATTATTTTCTGGAAAAGATATTGTTAATTTATAAGCTTTTTTCCCAGTTTTTTTAACACCTTTATAAATATAGGTTGGTGATTTACTAGATAATTTACAAAAACCACCCAATGATAAAACTAACCATCTAACATTTTCAATTAATTCTTTTGAGGTACTAACATATTCAACACCACCATTTTTTCTAACATTACCATCGGTATCTAACAATCCTCTAAGTAATTCAATTCTGTTTTCTATTGAGTTAAATAAATAATCTGTAGGTATAAATTTAGTATCAGATTTTTTATCATATAAACCCAAAGATTTTAGTTTATCAGTAATCCCATAAATACAAACATCAAATAAACACTCTTGAATTAAAACATCACCTTTATCAATATCTCTACATCTTTCTTTAATTGAGACATTTACTGAATTAGTTCGACTAATTTCATCAACTATTTCAATATCTTTAGTTGTAAATCTAGATGATTTCATATAGCCATCACCTAACATAACACCTAAAACATATGGATTTATTGGTAATTCTTTTTCATTAAACTCAACTGGTTCTACCATTGGTATCTTATAATTTAAAGATTTTTTAGAACCAAAAGTTAAATTATCTATTAAATCTAAAGTTTTAACCACTTTAAATGAATTATCTGATTCTAATTTAATTCTTTTCCCATCTTTCCATGATGAACGATTTCGTTGGTTTATGCTATTAACTGACCATAAATGTTCTTCATCACAAAAAGTAAAAGTATCATCATTAAAACTAATTTTAAAAATTGGTCTATTACCTTGTGGGTAAACACCAATAACGTTAGTTTCTTTACCATTTCTACCAAATACTTTATCATTAACTTTAATATCACCCATTAATTTGTAACCTTCAGGTGTATAAATTTTATTTGAATTTGGCAACGCTTTACCCACTCCAAATGGAGCCAATATAGTAGCTAACTCTGTTTTGGATAGACCACCATCCATTACGTCATCTAAACCTTTTATTCCAGTTCTAATAGGTTTTCTGAAGTCTTCATCTAATACAGTATCTAGATTATCAAAAACATCCATCCCATCATCTTTATTATCACCATGTTCTAAAGCTTTTCTTAAAATAGCTTCACATTGGTCATAATCATCAATATTACCTTTATTTATTATTTTTGTAATCTCACTTACCGATTTCTTTAATTCTTGTTGTTTACAAAATTTCATAGCGATATCTTGAACTTTCAGTGTGTCATTCAAGTCGGCTTCTTGAATTTTACGAAGTTGGCTGATGACATACTTTCGTTGCATATCATCAGTTACATCCTCTAATAATCTAAATTCAAGACTTCCGACATCTGGTATTATATCGTCTTTTATTTTAGCATCTTTTATTGTAGCGGCAACAACTCTTAAATAAGGGTCTTCAAAATAATTTGGATTAACAATATCTATTATTGAGTTAGCAAATTTTCTATCAGTTAGAATTTGAGCTATTAATCTTAATTGGTAATCGTAACCAAGGTAACCTAAACTATTTTTATCTATTTTTGACATCCTAATTTTTTTTTATTTTTGTTATTATAAATATTAATATATTTATAATTTAAACATTAACAATTGTATATTTTTTTTGACTCAAATAGTGTCTAATCTCAGCAATAATAGATGGAATTACTTTTCTAACGTCTACATCATACCTTACTTTTGGTGGGAAATAATTACCACAAAATTGGGTTTTAACAACAGTAACTTTATCAACTTTAATTTCAAATTGAAAATTATCTATTTTATCAAAAATTGATTTATTAGTTTCGTCATCTTCTTTTTTAATGAAATATGGATTATAACTATCCCATAAATAATCTTTTGTTTTGTCTTGTAAATATCTAGGTATAATACCTAATTCACCATATTGTCCGTTATTTACACCAGCAATATTGTCAACTAATTCTTTAAGTTCTAAAGATTTTAATGAATCTTCATTATAGTCTCTAATATTAAAATATCTTTGACAAATAAAATTATCATTAATGTAAAAAATAAATTCAAATCTTTGTTCCTCAAATCTTTGTTCTTCATTTCGCTTAAAACCGTTAAAGTTTTTTGTAGTTTCCATACTCATTTTTTTCTGTTTTTAAATGTTAAAAAATTAATTTTTCTCTTTCTATAAGTTTTTTAAAAGGTATAAGGTATTCTGGGTATCTTATATCACCTATTGTTTTATCTAATCCATCCCTTTCCATATACATAAGAACATTTTTTAGGTCTCTACCTGATGCATCAAGTGTACCGTTAATTAATTGTTCTAAATCACTAATACCATCTTCTGTTAACATTGGTTTTTTAAGGTTTACTAATAATTCATTTATTTCGTAAATTCTAGTTCCTTGAACACCATCTGTTATTGAATTGATAATGTTGTCTAATACTTTTAGAGGTTTTTGTTTACTGCTTAATCTTGTTTCTTGTTGCTTTTTAGCTTCATCTATGATATCGTTTAAAGTTAATTTTCTTTCTTTTAAAACTGGGAAAAGATTTGTTAGCGTTTTCTCTTTTAACCCTTTGATTCCTTTTATAGAATCACTATCATCACCAATTATTGTTTTAACCAACGCAGCATTTTGGTAACTGTAGCAAAAGTACGAAGAAAAATTTGTTTTGTCAACATAATTCTTAATTGATTTATCACAAAAATAAATTCTTACATCATCATCAATTAATTGAGACATATCTCTATCGTTTGTACATATAGTTATCTTCTCGTTTTTCTTTCTAGTAAGACAATAGTAAGCTATAAAATCATCACCTTCGATTATTTCATGTTTTAATTGTCTTATATACATTTCGTTTAAGTATTCCCAAACTATTTCACGTTGGGTTAATTCAGATTCATCTATTGGTTGAGTACCGTTTATAAAATCTTTACCCCTACCACTTTTATATGGTTCATATATATTATATCTAAGTAGTCCACTATAATTACCATCCCAAAAAACATATACCCTATGATATAGTTCTTGGGATAGTAACATTCTTAGTGTTGTTATGAACTGATATATACCACCGATATGGTGACCATTCTGATTATATTGGTTTTTAGCACCGAAAAAACCAGTCTTAAATAAAGCATTTCCGTCTACCAATAATGTATTTTGTATTTTTTCTACAATTTCACCGTTTCTAGGTGGTCTTTTGTTCATAATAGAACTTTTAAAGGGTTATTAATCTTTTTCGTATGCGTCAGAATCGAAATCATGTTCTTTAACCGCAAAGTCTTCGAAGTTTGTACCTAATTTTTTGTTAATGAAATCTTTTTGTTCTTTAACGTAGTCATTTTTTTCAGTTGGGTTAACAAAACCATGCGGTGTTGAACAAATAGAACCCATTCTTTCAATACCGTTTACGTGATTTTTAACACACTTGATATCTGTCATTACACCGAATTGGTATGATTTACCACCCATTACTGCATCTAATTTCTTAGCTGAAGAGGTTGACATACCACCCATGTGGAAAATAAGTCTAACACCGTATTTAAAACCCTCACCACCATTATGCATTACTGTTGGTTGTCCTACAGCATTTGGTCTTAACCAAATTTTTTGAACTGCAACAAATGTATTAATAAATGGAGCTTTTTCTCTTCTTGATGCTGGAATTCTAAAATTTAAAATAGATTCGAAAGCTCTTTTAAGTGCCCCAGCTGTCCATTGGTTATTATTTGTATTAGATACCGCACCTTCGTAACAACCAATTGAACCTATTGAATCCCATACAAAAGTAATATTTCTATCAAATTCACCTTTATCTTGTTTATCCATAATTTCATTCATTGCACGTGCAATATCTTCAACAACTGGGATAAATCTTTGTGGTGATTGGGTCATTTTACCAGATTTATAATCGAAATTTTGGTACAATTCAACTAAATCACTACCACCAAAATACATGAAATCATCACCATCATAATCAACAATTTCACCAGTTTCTTCATCTGCAACTTCATTAAAATTAAAACCAACTAATTTAGCATGTTCCCAATTAAAACTACCTTCAGTATCGAAAATAACAACATAATCACCTAATTTTTGTGCACCAGCAATTGTTTCATAAATACCTGTTGATTTACCGACATCGGAGAAACCCCTAAATTGTGTTGTATAACCACGTGGTACGCCTGGTAATCCTACTGCATCATGGAAAGCTTTTTTAAATGGAATCCATGCTAATTCTTTTTCTTTAACTGTTTGTTCACCTAAACCTAAACTAGTTTTAAAACTTTTGTTATCAAATGGTTTTTTTTCAATTGTCTTTTTCTGTGGTTTTGTAGCCATTTTATTTATTTTTATTTATTTATTAATCGTTATTATTTTAGGAAAAAAAAAGAGTAATCACTTACTCTTTTTTTTTTATTTACCATTTTAAAATGGCAAGTCGTCTTCTTCATCTTCTTCCATTTTTACTGAAGTTTCTGTTTCTTTAGGTGAAGTTACTGTTGTAGCTTGTAGATTGGCTTTAACATTATCAATACCTAATGTAATTTCTTCTTCATTAGTAGATGTGTTTTTTAAGGCTTCTTTATCAACGAATTTTTTCTCGTCTTTATCCCATACTGGGATTCCACCTTTAACGATTATTTCTAAATAATCATAACTTCTAACTGAATAAACATCCTCCCATGTTCTAGTGTCATTTAACCATTTTTCAGCTTTTTCAGCATCATCGGTTAATGGTGTTGCATCTTGTGCAGCGATAGAAGTTACAACTGGGATTTTGTTTTTGTTTCTTTGAATAGAAATAGCTAAATCACGTCCAGATTCTACGTTTGTGATATCTTTGTTTGTTTTTAAAGCAGTTAATAAACCATGAATTTTATCAAAAATACCTTCTTTTCTGTAATCATGATTGAATCTCCAAAATTTAACACCCCAATCTTCGTTTTCTCTGTCGATAACTTTAACAACATACATTTTACGAGCGTTATATTTTTTAGCTAATTCTTTATCAGAATCTTTACCAGTGGCTAATAATTCTTCACGAGCTTCGCAGAATGGACATGCTTCGCCTTTTTGGTGTTTTAAACATGCAAAAGTTTTCCATTCACCTTCAACTTTAACTTTATGTCCATGAACTTCAACAAATGGTGAACCATCTTTGGATGGTAAAATTCTAATTTCTTTAGTTGCTGATTCAATACCGTCTTTAATAAAAGTATTAAAATAGTTTTTTAAATCATACACTTTTTCATTTTTCTTTTCG